GTAAAACTTACGGTTGTATTGGCTGTTCCAGTTTGCTGTACTCTATCAGCTAGAACAAGAGCCATGTTAGGCTCCTATTAGCTAGTCGCTGTAGTTGTATATGTTACTGCTAAAGAATCACCGTTTGCTACAGTCTTTGAACCACCAGTAAAGTTACCAGCAGAATACAAAACACCTGTAGTAGAGTCTTTAGTAGCAGAAGCAGAAGCACCGCTGTTAATAAAGCAACCGTTAACTGTGCCAGAGCTAGTCATAGCAAAAGTAATAGCGCCACCTGTTTTAGAGGTAATGTTTGACGGTGTTGTACCAGAGGAAGTAGCAGCAGTCCAGCTGATTGATTGGCGGTTACCTGTGTAAGCTGGGGCGTTTGTACCACCAACTTCAGTCCAAGTATGAGAAGCCATAGTATCAGCAGCAGCATAAGTAGCTGTTCCACCACAAAGACCTAAGTAGTTAGCACCAGAAGCTGTACCACCAGCAGTACCAGTAGCACCGAAGTAGTAGTCAAATAGTGCTTGCTTACCTACAGCCATTACCAAATTAGGAGCTTTATCTTCCCATTTTAAGTTGCCTTCAGAGTCGTAACATTTAACATCATAGAAACCTTGGATGCCAAAAGTTTCATCGTGCTGTGCGCCACGGGTTACTGATGCGCTTGCGCTGTCACCAAAGTTTGATTGTTCAATGCTCATAAAAACTCCTTAACTAAAACGAATAATGGCGTTTGATGCGTCCGCCGTTGGAAAAGTAATTGTAAAACTCGTAGTTGGGACTTTATCTGCCCCAAAATTTAGTACTGCAACTGCTGCTCCTGTCGTACTATTATATATTAAAGCACCTCTTGTAGTAAAAGAAGCGGGGTTCCAAGTTACGTTGGCAAACGATATATAAGCCGTAACGTCACTAGAAGTTGGTCTTTGGCTTATTGTTAAGATTTTACCCCCCGCAGTATATCCCGTGCCCACTACTTCGCCTACAGAGGTATAAGCTAGCGTTGATGCAGCTAAATTGGCGCTGGCTGTGTATAGAGCAATCTTGTAGGTATAAGGCGTCCCAACGGCAAAATTCTCTAAAGCGCTTAAGCAGTTTTGTTTGAATATGGTGCACTGACCTTGAACAATACTCATGGGTTAACCGGGATTCTAGCTTGCCCGTCCCTATATGCGTCACCACGTTCCAAACCAGTTCCCAAACGATTAAGCTGCATAAGCGCCTCGGTGTACTTGTCTTCGTAATATTTAACCAAATCAGCCTCGCCCTTCATAAACAACATAGCTTCACGCATAGCGCCATAAAGCAAAACAGGGTCATAGTTATCGCCAAGCCAGCTTGTGCCTGTAGAATTTGTAACCGTTGCTACTGTAACAGAAAAACCAGAACCAGTAGACCCTAACGAAGAGCAAGATAGAGTATCGCCAACAACATAAAAATTACCCCCAAATTTAAGGGTGCAACTTGTAACTACTTGACCTAAAACAACAATATCAGCAGTAGCCCCGGAACCAGAACCGCCAGTTAAAGACACGTTTTGGTATACGCCGTTTGTATATAGTGACCCGCCAACTAAAGTATTAATTGTATCAATCTGCCCTTGCACGATGGTTGGTGGATAGTAAAAATAGTGTAGCTCTATAACGTAATTGGCATCTGGGGTTGGGGCTAACATATAAGATAGCTCGTTTATATTGCCATACTGTGAACCAAATAAAGCATAATATCTAGGAGTCCCGCCCGGCGTACCTTGGTAAGTAGAGCCAGAATAAACTACACTTGGGTAAGCTTCACGCAGAAAGTTAACGTCTTTGTTTAGAAGATAGTTGTACTTGTTATCTGCATCAATAATAGCCACGGAATAAGAAGCTAAATAATCGTTTGGTAGCGATAAATACTGATTACCAGAACTAACATTACCCGTAACGTTTTTACGCAAAGCAGGAAGTTGAACTGAATTGTATATACGCTCTTCAGCTTGCTGTACAAAAACAGGTATAGACGCTATAAATAACGACTCGGTATTCTCAGAATAAGACTGAATGTTGTTGTATAGCTGTTCGTAGTTCATTCGGGTTTACCCTACTAGGCCATTGGCCCACGAGATGTGTAGCCTTTAGTTGCGGCGCCATGCCCACGTTGCTTAATACCAGAAGTCTTAACTTCGTCCTTTTGACCTTTAAATACTTGGTCGCCAACAGACATTTTAATTGCATCTACGTTATTACCTGGTTTAGTAACTGCGCTTTTTACGTCTATAGCACCGCCGGTCATTGTATGTGGCTTAGCGTATACACTAGCTGGTTTGTTATTAATAGCCATGATTAACGTCCTCTTCCGGATGATTTTTGATTCATAGCACGAGCCATATTGCGCCCTACTTGCTTCATCTTCATAGAAGTTACCCCAGCAGATTTTTTTCCACCGTTGTCGGTTTTAGCTGTAGGGCCTGAATCACCTAAGTTCTTACCTTTTGTTTTGCCTTTGGATTCAATACCATTAGCGCCTGATTTGAATGACATAATTTACTCCTAATTAACTGTTATTGTTACTGTACCTACTTGCCCTATTGCAATTAAATAATTTGGCGTTAAAACCGTATCAAAACTACTTGCCCCACCAACAGGCTGCCAGCCCCATTGTATTTGCCTACTACCATCTGCAGGATACCCCGACTCATCCATTGCTGTTGAAGACCCGTCTTCAGTTTGTAGTCCTGTCAAACCTGAGGAATAGTAACTTGTATCTGGTCTTGGTTCCCGTATAGCTTGTGGGTCTGAAACTGGATACATGCCTAACTGCAACTGCGGTTGATCTGGATCCCAACAAGTAGGGCATACCTTCACATTATAAATCTTTGTCTTTAATACTTGCTTCTTTAATTCCTTAAGCTTATAACGCTGACCACATCGGTCACATTCCGCAATTGCCCATTTACCTGATGCATACTTTTCTGGCATGGCCTACCTCAATAGAACATTTGGCGTGGAACAAACCTAGCCGATGCTTTTTCCCTATCTTCATCTGCTGCCAATTGAAACTGTTGCTCATATTCAGATTTTAAAAATGCCACTCTATCAGGAGTAACTTCAGGTTTCTTAACTGCAATCATGAACGCTAGACCAGCTACAAGGCAGTTTATAAAGCGAAATGGGATATCTTGCACATTAACCCCATCACCAGCATTTTGTACTCGGCGTAGGCGCCAGTAAACGAGCGTATAAGGGCCCCCACCATCACCAGTAGGCCAGACGTTAACATTAGGCAGGTTTAAAACGGTAATAGTGTCGGTTGTTGTATGCGTTGCTGCTGTTGTTCCATTTTGCCCACGGAAGCAGTTTAGAAGCTGGTTAGCCGCTGTGTCTACGTTTTGATACGATATGATCTCAGAACCGATCTGAATAAAGCCTGTTGTGCCTAGTTCTTCTACAGAAGTTAAGGTTAACGTAGTAGCTGTTGCACTGATGTTTGCAGCTAGCTTAGCCGTAATAGTATTTTGCTGGCCTGACTGACGGTTAATCCAAACTTGAATGGGTTTGCCTTGTGCGTTCTTAGTCGGTATCGTGGAGTAAGTAGACTCAGAAATGCGGCTAATATTAATATCAACTTGGTTTTGTCCTGAGCCAGTACGAATAACTTGGTCTAAAAGGTCTATTGTATCAACAGGAATAGCATACATAGCTTGCCCTGTATTAATCGTAATTTGTCCTTGCTCAATAGTCCACAAGTTAATACCACGGTTAGCCCACTCAATGGTCATCAAATTAAGACTACGGCGAGCAGTGCGCATATCATAACCAGAACGCAACTGTAAACCAGCACGCTCGTATGCCTCTTCAACTAATTCAGTGAGGTCAAGATTAAAATCTGATATGCCGGACGTGTTTGCCATTATTTCTTAAGCCCTTTTAGGGTTTCCGCTAGCCTAGCCCGCTTGCCCATCTTGCCGGGTTTCTTTGCAGCTGCAGCTAATTTGCTAGCTGGAATTTTTTTACCTGCGGGGACACCCATTTCTTTGTGTAATGCTCCAGGTTTTTTAATTGCTTTTTGTATCCAATTTTTAGTAGCCATTATTTTTTCCTTGCTGCTCTCATATTATCTACCAAATTTGGGTAGGGTCTTCCCGCTGCTTTAGCCATTGCTTTAGCACTAGATTTTTTAGCCGATGACATTTTCTTTGGTTTACCTAATTCTTTTGGTCTTGGTTTATCCCAAACGTCGCCGCCTTTTTTATACATGTCCGCCGCAGTTAATGATCCTGGCTTAGCTAACAACTTTTTAGCCATCGCTGCCGCAGTGCCACCTTTAGTAGTAGTGACACTCACACCAGCACCTTTACCTACCTTGCCACCTTTGGCGTATTGGGTGAAGTCGGTGTTATCCCTACGGGCTTTCTTTTCCCCGCCAGGCATCTTAGATGGCTTTATATCGCCCATTCCACGAGAAGCTCTCATGCTCTTGTCTTTCCTCGAATTGCTATGCCGTCGGCTCTTTTAGAAGCTGAAGATACTTTACCACCTTTTTTCATATTTTTAGATATGTCTCTATTCATCTTGCCTGTGCTCATGCTACCACTGCCACCACTAACCCCTTTAGGTTTATCAAGGATTTCTTTCATTTTCTCAAGTTCAGCTTGACGAATCAACGGGCTTTTTGGAGTGCGCTTATCTTTGTACTCTTCGTTTTCTAACCTACGAGCCTTGGCTTTTTCCATTTTAGCGTCGTGTTCTTCGCCTATTTTTTGCATATTAGCGTTAAATTGCTCCATGCTTTTAGCATTGCCTTCTTTGTATTCTTTCATGCGTTGCTCTGCTGCAGCTTTACTTTCAGGAGATCTTTTATCCGCAAAAGATTGGATGTCGTCTTGACTCATTTTTAAGCCCTCGTTTTTCCACGAATAGCGCAGCCATCAGCACGGGAAGAAGCAGAACCACCCTTAGCCATCTTTTTAACGGGTTGTGGGGTTTCAGGAACAACTTTTTCTTTTGCTTTTTCACGGCGTATTTTGGACTCTTCTCGAGTCTGTCCGCCCAAAGCTTCATCAGCTACTTCAATTGGATTAGCAATACCGTACTTGTCAGTAAACTCGCTAACTTTGTCGCTCATCTCGCGCATTTTACCCATGATTACTTGCCTTTTTTCATCATACCGCCGCCACACATCTTAACTTGTTTGCCTTTAGTTAAACCTTTTTTAGCAATACCATTAGCGGAAGAACGGAACGTGCCGCCTTTAGCTAGTTTAAGAGACGTGCCTTTGCCGCCTTTATGTTCTTGGGCGTCGTGCTGTTTAAAGGCTTTTTTAATCATAGCCTTGTCTTGCGCTTTGTCCATCTTCATGTCTTCTTTCATATCGCTCTTAGCCATA